GACCGCAGCGAATGCATCAGTAGCCAGAACAGGAAGACCCGCAGTAACGCCGATAACAGCACCGGCAGCAGCGCCGAGCTTGTCAGTCGCGCGACCAAGCCAATGAGCGATAGCTTCGGTTTTTCGGGCAGTTGCGGTAGCATCCCCATCAACGCGAGCCTGACGGGAACACATGATGGTTTCCATGTCCGACTTGAGGACCTTGGAGGCCATCGCCATCTGGTGGCCAAGCTCGGAACCTTTGCCAGCGGCATCGGCAGCTTCCTGCGAACCGGAGACGGTCGCATCGCGCTTGGAAATCTGCGCGACGTTGGTCAACCGAACGGTCGGGGTGGAAGCACCGTTGACGTTCACGAAGCCTTCGAGTTGGGCGTTGTTGGGGTCAACAACGGGGAGGTTCTCGGTCTGCCAATCGAAAGTACGGTTCTTGGCATTCCGGCGTCGGGACATCGACATCACGGGGGTGTCGAAGGGATCGATGTTGTAGATGCTGTTGGACAAATCTTCGCGATTGCCCTTCGCACCATAAGTGGTGAAGGCACCAGTAGTTACGGGCATGGGTCAGTTACCTCTTGCAAGAAGTTGATCGAACACAACGGCGGCGTCATCGAGCCGTCCGGTGCGGTTGAGCCTCTTCATTGCCGAGCTAACTCCCTTTTGAGCCGTACGCGACTTAGCGCTTCCCGCTCCCGGAGCTACCGGCTTGCCTTGCGGCTGTCGAACGACTGGCTTGGGCTTGGCGGCCATCATTCGGTCATACTTCGATGCCTTCAGGAGAACCTGAAGCATCCTGCTGTCGTATACTTGCGACAATTCTTCTTCGGTGAACCCGGACGAAAGACCAGTCTGACGCATCGACTTGAGGTCCTTGGCCTTCTTCTTGGGGTCCGACCAATTCTTACGGTTCGCAGCTTCGAACCGGGCGGCTTCTTCCTCAGCGAAAGCAGCCAACTGAGTTTGGTTGGATTCGGCCATCTTCTTGTTGGCTTCTTCCATCTGGGCTCGCATTTGAGCGCGGAACCCATTTGCCTTTTCGTAATAGCGCTGCAATTCCCGAGCGTGGGCGGGGTCCTTCTGGAACTCCGCATCCCAATCCGGCTCCTTGGGAATCATCTGCTCCATGTGCGCTTCCATCTGCTTAGCGACATTCATGGAGTATTCGTAGTTGTGGACGGCATCGGCAGCGGCGCGGCGAACGATCTTCTTCGCCTCGTCCAACTGGTTCATGCGTTGGTGGAAGGTCTCAGTGCGAATATAACCGTCGAGAGCTTCCTTGATGGTTACTTCAGCAGGTTTTCCATCAACCGTGACCTCGACTTTTCTTGCGAGGAGAGCGGCTTCTTCTTCATCCTCGGCCCCTTCCTCTCCAGAATCGTCATCTTCGTCGTCGGACTCATCTTCACCAGATTCGCCGTCTCCGTCGGCATCGTCGCCGTCGCTATCTGATCCATCTTCTTCGCTAGGATTCCTTGGACCGGCCTTACCGTCTTTGACATCTTTGGCATAGAGAACCTCCTCCGGATCGGATTCATCATCGCCGCCGCCTTTCGCGGGGCTCTCTTCGTCGACTTCGTTCCCGGTGGTGACGTTGGGAAACATGTCCTCGATCTGGACGGGAACAGCTGCTTGAGGTCCATCAGCCATTATTTATCCCCTTTATTATACTTCTGCCTCATCTTGTGGTCATTGATGAAGTCTTGAAGTTGATTTCTGATGTCGACGATGGCTTTCATGGTAGCATGCGCCCCGGTGGCTGTCAAGCTACCTATATCCGCGTTTACCAGTGTTCCAGCCGCCCTGGAATATACTTCGTTCATGGCCGAATTGAACGTATCACTGGAGAGCAAGTCTTCCGCCTGCCCCGCCTTTTCCTGCACCTCGTGATTAGAGAGGCGAGGCTTCTCCGGCTGGAATTCCGGTATCTTGTTTTCCATCTTACTGCCCTATCGGCGGAACGGGGATCGGGGGCGGAGCGGGTTGTGGCACTTCCTGCGGCGTATTTTCGGACCGGACTTCTTCCTCGTCCACATCCACAGCGAATTGGGCCTCTATCTTCGCCGCGTCCAAGAGTCCTTTGACAACCATTTGATCGCGGCGGAAATCATCGTCGACACGGAGTTTACGATCTTCGTAATTCGACTTCGAAATTTCCTTTGCCATTGTGACACGGTTCTTTTCCATCTCGCTCTGCGCCAACAAGGTAGCCGCGTCCGGTTCTTTGGGCGTGGAAGCAATAGCTTTGACCTGCTCTTCGGTGATCTCGCGATAATACCGGCCCACATTCTTCACATTCGCAATGGCCAATATGTCCACCAAGGTATTCCGGAATTCTTGAACGCCACATAGGGGGTTCTCCACGCCGAATTGGGTCATAGCAGCGATTTGAGTCTGCTTCACTTCCTGCAGAACCATCAAGCGTGTCATATCCGACCCCTTTCCAAGAGTCGGATTGACACTTACGCGCATGGTTGGATCGAAGGTAGAGGGGTTAACATCCACCCATTTGCCGCGAAGCTGAATTGTGCGGACCTGATTGGGACTGTTGACTATCTCACGGAGCAGTCCGCGAAATAGCTGCTTCATCCCGGTTTCGGCCAAAATGCGGGCACACAGTTCGATCCGTTCCTGTGCCCCTTGGACGATCGCATCAATACCGGTTACGTTCGTGCTCTGCAGCGCACGAGGATCGACTCCCTTCGATGCGTCGGAGATACCGGTGCGGGACTGTCGGAGTTGCTCCATCACTCCGAACATCTGGAAAACGGGCTGGCCCACGAATTGGTGCGTAATTGACTGCACTGCTTCTCGCGGGTCGCCCGTTGTACGGATTGGCGCACCGATTTCGTCGTTCAGAACGTCGTCGGTGTTGGTAATGGTCTGGTTGAACACCGTCCTAGGCCAAATAGACTGTGCAAGAGAGTCCAGAGAGCCCCGGAGCATATTCGTCTTGATGGTCTGGATATCCTTCACGAGATCAGCTGGAGTATCGCCAACCAGAGTGTGAGGTTCAGGATCAGGACACCAAACAGAGAAGTTGGCATGTTGTACCACTTCATCATACAGTATGAAATGATCATCGCCAATAGTATGTATTTCCCGTAGTTCAGCGATTCCGTCGTTATCCTTGTCAATTCGGATAAAGTAGCAACCATACCGAACGTCCCACGCGTCGGACAGGTCCCCCTGATCAAGTCCTTGATTTCGGAATAGACGGTCGGTGGAATAGTTGTCCGCCGTCTGGTTCATATACTCGGCTATTTCTTCCAGGTCGTAGCCTTGCTTGACCAGTTCCGACACGTTCACGATCTGGTCGTGGCCGATCAGCGGCGCATTCTCGACGTCCGTGGCCTTCCGCGACACCCGGAACTCGTCCAGCGGCACCGACATGATGCGCGTAAGCGGCTTCGCCTTGACGAAGCGGACCCGAATGCTGCCGAGAATATCCGGGATATCCGGGTGGGGCTCGCTGCTGATTATTTCGACGGTCGGATTCTCGCTAATGATGAATTGGAGTTGTTCTCGAGTGACGTTGTGATACTCTTGCTCCGTCACTTCCTCGTCGTTGTCCGTCCACCAGCGCATAACGCCCGTCTTGCAGCGCAAGGCGTCTTTGCAAATATCGTGGATGATTAGGAAGCCCGGGTTATCCTCCCACAGGACGTAGTTGAGATAGTCGGTGCACTGCCGAGCCATTTCCTCTTGGCCCTTGTAGTTCGGCGAGCAATTTACGACGTTCTCAGTAGAAGTAAAGATGCGCATGAGGCTGGGTAGAATAGCCATAACAGTATCACGGAAATCAGTAGAAACAGCCGTAGACTTTCCTTCACCCTCTGGCTCTGGTGTCTCGCCATAGAAGTACCTCAGATTTTCATCCCGGTTGGGTCCGAGGACTGATTCCTCGAAGTTCACCGAATCATCGATCAGGTCCCGAACGGCGGCGGTGTAAACGGTATCTTCTTCGGAATTATCAGCGCTATCGCCGTAATGCCTCCCGGACCCTTCGAGCGCCCCAAGCTGCCCGATGGGCGAGTTCTTGAAGAACTCAGCCGTGGAGACGATATTCTTAGTGGGCTCATTATAATTCATCGAAGTCTCCTCGGCCCATTATTCATTCGCTTCAGGTTACGCTTGAGCGCACCTTCGCCTATTCCAATTACGTTGGACCCTCCGACCATACCGGAGATCATGTTAAATGCCACCGCGCCAACTCGACCGGCGTCTGCGGCGTGCGAAGCCCAATTGTGGAGGGGTTTCCCGGTCTTGGACTTGTGGTAGTTGCGCAGCGCCATAATTCCTGCCTCGCAGCGCTTCTCGTCGATCCAGCACATACGAAGGAGACCCCGCAGAGCCGAAATGCCGTCCTCTACTTTGTGATTGGGGCACACGAATAAGTTGGGAAGCATATTGTTCAGCGTGTCGTACCTGGAAACGCCCGTCCCCAATTCCCGCGCCTTGATATCGTGGGGCAGAACATGTACCCCATAAGCGTACGGCTTATTTTTTATCTGATTGACGTACCACTCCAATCCCTTGCCGGTGTTGGCGAGGTAATCGATGATATGTATTTCTCTGCCGCATTGCTGCGCGAACCAGATCACCATTTCGTCGTCGATGCCCAAATCCCACCACGTCATGACCAGCGACTTGGAGTCGTACGGAACCCCCGTGATCTGTCCAGCGAGCTGAATTTCGTTCATTACCTCGCCGTAGTAACTTCCTTCGACCGGCGCATCGAAGCTGCACATCATTTCGCGGGCGAACTCGTCCGCCGTCATGTCCTTCGCCATTTCCCGAACTTCGTCTTCGGGCAGCGCATCGGTCATGTTGACGGGGATCGAGAACATTTCCCACTTCGGGTCGAGTTCTGCGCGCTTCTTCAGATCGTGGAAGTGGTCATCGCCGTTGGAAGTACCACTTATTACCGCCCACCCTTGATAATCAGCCAAGCAAGGACGGATAACAGAACCGAGCATGCTAGGATTAAGAAGAGGATATTCGTCGGCGACCACTCCATCGAAATACAACCCCCTCATTCGTTCATATGCCGCCGATCCGCCGTACAAATTTATCATTGCCCCGTTTGGTAAGGTAATTTGAAGATCGCCTTCCATAATCTTTACCTGGGGAAGGACCCCGGTATAATACTTGTAATATCCCCAGACCAAATCTTTGGCCTGTGCGAAGCTTGGCCCGATATACCCATAACGCGGCGGCGGGAAAGTCCGTTTGTTTTCCAGCGCCTTGCGTATAACTTGATTGCATAGGGCAACTGTTTTCCCCGCTCGGCGATGCGCCACGCAGAACATCCAGCGCTTCATGCTTGCGTGGAGGGGCTTGAAGTGCTCACGCGGAACGTACGGTATAATGATGGGCGTTACTTGTTCCTGTGATGCCAGTTCAGCCACTTCTACTCCCTCGGGGAACCGTCCGCGTGTCGTGTTACGCACACGTTGGCCCACATCGCGACTTCGCGGTGCTTCCGCATCAGATAAGTTTTATCTGGTCCGTCTTTCAGCACGCGCTGCAACACTTTGGCGTAAGCCGCAGATGCCTCGCGACATTCCGTCATGTCTGCAAGTTGCTGCTCGGTCGGCTTCAAATACTCGAATGTGGTCTTATCCAGCATCTTTTAACTCCCTGCCCTCTACTGTTTTCATTTCTTGTTCGTCGTCGGCTTGTCCGCCGAGTTGTGTTCCGTCTGCCCACTGGACAACAATTGTTCCGCCAGCCGAATTCTTGATGTTAACATTTCCTGTGCCACCCGATCCCCATCCACGATGCTTTCCAATACTAGTGAGAACAAAACGCGACATTGTGTCTCTACGCGAAGGGTCAAGCTCGTCGGTGAGGGCATTGAGGACATTTCCTTCTGCTATGTCAACCAGTCTGTCGGCGGACTCTTGCAACTCCGCCGACAGAT